ATGATCAATATGCGCCCAATGGACTGCCTGTGGTTCCGGGCGTGAGCTTTCCACCCAATCCTGTGGCCGGCGACTATGCGCTGAGACTGGATTATTTCCCCAATCGCTTGTTCCGATACAGTGGTAGCCGTTGGATCAAGATCGAAGACAATGTGAGAACAGATCTGGATCTGGCCCAAGGTGCTTTAACACAACGTGCCAGCTTTGTAAACAATACCTACACTGTGCCCACAACCGATTTAGGCAACATACCCAGCCGCCAGAGTCTCAGCCAAATCTTAGAACCTCAAGCTGACAACGGTGACCAAGGCGGCAACCTACCACCCAATCCAAGACCACCAGGCAGATAAACATGGCACAATTTTTTTACGACGAACAGATACGCAGATTCCTATTGCAGTTCGCTAGGATATTCTCAAACTTCAGTGTGGCATATGGACGCAATCAAGCCGGTGTCGACGATACCCTGGTGCGTGTGCCTGTGCGCTACGGTGACAGCAGCCGCCAGGCACAAACTATCATACAGGAAAATTCTGCCAACAATTTGCCATCTACACCCTTGATGACTTTTTATATAACAGCCATGGAGTATGATCGCCCCAGGATGCAAGAACCTTATTTTGTCAGCAACATACAGGTCAGGCAAAGGACCTACGATGCCGATACTGACACCTATGAAACCACACAAGGCAATGCCTTTACCATAGAGCGGCTGATGCCAGTGCCTTACAAACTGACTATAAATCTGGATATCTGGACCTCCAACACCAATCAAAAAATGCAGATCCTGGAACAGATAGTGGTGTTGTTTAATCCAGCCTTGGAAATACAGAGCACCGACAACTACATAGACTGGACTAGCCTGACTGTGTGCAATCTAGAGAGGGTGAACTGGAGCAGTCGTGTCATTCCCATAAATGCTGAAAATCCCATTGATGTGGCCACACTGACATTCAGCATACCCATCTGGATAAGCAGCCCAGCCAAGGTCAAGAAACTGGGCGTGGTTGAGCGCATAGTGGCCAGCATATTTGATGCCAATGGTGATGCCAGCAATGCCATCCTGGACAATGATCTGCTTATGGGCACACGACAGGTGTTTACTCCGTATGCCTACCAGGTGTTGTTGGTGGGTGGCAAACTGCAGGCCCTGAGACCACCGCAGGTCATAGATCAACCCAACACCAGTCTGGCGCCGCCAGAATCGCCGCCTAGCAACCTGTTATGGTCAGCAGTGGTAGGTGAATTTGGTGTTCTAAGACCGGGCATCAGCTACATCAAACTGGAACAGGCCGACGGCACTGACGTAATAGGCACCGTGGCCTTTGACCCCACCGATGACAGATTCCTGTTGTTTACCTTGGATCCAGACACTGTGCCTGCAAATACTCTGGCGTCTATCACAGCCGTGATCGATCCTTTGCGTAGTGGACCGGGTGCAGGTCTGGTTGCTGCCGCCTTAGGGCAAAGATATCTGTTTACCCAGGCCACTGGTTCCGATGATGGTTACGCCCAAGCCTGGGCAGGAACACAGGGTCAACCCTTGGTGGCCCGAGCCAATGACATTGTGGAATATAATGGTACCCAGTGGCAAATAAGTTTTGACTCAACCTCAAGTCCAGATAATATACAGTATGTCACCAATGAAACCACAGAAATTCAATATCGCTGGACCGGTTCGGCCTGGATCAAATCATATCAGGGTCTCTACCCCGGAGGCACATGGAGTCTAGTGTTGTAACTGCTGTGGGGGTGTGGTTCTATGCTGTCAGCACCCGCCGCTATCTGTATCTCATGCGAACCGATGCCAAGCATCCGGGCACCTGGGGCCTTCCTGGCGGTCGGGCAGAACCTGGAGAAACCTTGTTGGCAGCCATGACCCGTGAATGTCGAGAAGAAATGGGATCTGTACCCGACTATGTAAAACTGTTGCCCTTGGAAAAATTTACCACAGCCGATGCTGGCTTTGAATATCATACCTTTTTCTGTGTAGTTGACCAGGAGTTTCGTCCCAGACTCAACGATGAACACGCAGGCTATGCCTGGATTGATTCGGGCACATGGCCCAGACCCATGCATCCAGGCCTATGGAGCACCGTAAATTTTGAAGCTGTGCAACACAAGATCCAGATCATTGAAAACACAGTTCAAATGTCGCAGTAACTGATAAATTCACGGTAGCTCATACTGTTAGAGTTAGAACAATCCAACCAGGCATCATACATGGCGCTGGCATGTCCTACAAAATAGAATCGTACTCCGGAGTAGGTCTGTACAATTTGGCTGATCTGATTGTGCCAGGTATCATTTTCCACAGGCGTTTCCTTGTTGTAGCCCAGCAAGAATATTTCTTGATGACCATCAAATGCAGCTAGGCGCACTATGCTGGCCAGGTCTAACAAGGCCGGAGCCGGGGACAGTGGTATAAGATACAGTTCACCAGGATAGGACAAGCATTGTCGGGCCGTGCTGTACACTATGTTTTTTTCTGTGTAGCCCAATGATTGAAGATCTGTGAGTTGATTGGCACGTGTTTCTACAACAAAGTCCAGGCGCATGGTTGCCGCGATGTCACCGGTGCCATAGGTTTGTAGTTTTTTGGAGCCCAGCAAGCCTCCACGATGTCGCGCCAGTCGGCGGTGGTCAAACTGCCAGGCATCCAAATCGCTGCCTATGCAGGCCGCACGTCCGCTGATGTGGTGATTGGCAATAGGATTGTCTATCCACTCTCGAGTCTGTGTTTTTTTGCCGCCGCTCCAGCGTGTTTCTGTTATCACAAACTCGCCGGCATAGTCTGTTCTGTATCTGGCTTGCATTGAGTCAAAATCCTGTGGTGTAAATGTTGTAAAATATGTTGGCGCTGAGGTCAGTGGTCTTGGGTATGGTGGCGGTACTGATGCGCACTTCCATGACATCACCCCCGCCCTGTTCGCCCATCTGCATGCGTATGGGATAATAGGTGCCTGAGATCAAGGCCGCTGTGCCACTGCGTTCAGTGGGCCCATGTAGGCCGCCGTTGTTGACCGTGGCATTGGCCGTGGTGAATCCTGACAGTGCCGTGGCTCCAATCCAGAGATAGCTGGCATCATCACTGGTGGTAAAAAAGGTGTAGGTTTCTGTGGTGGTGGCTAGAAAATAACCCAACCACTGAACGCTGAAGTTGTCACCGCTGTGTCCGTCCTCTATGGGGCTGGTGTTGACACTTTCTGCCACCTGTGTGGCTGTGGCAAAAAAATTTACGTTGTCGGCAAAATAACCTGTGTACCTGCGTCTATACAAACCATTGGCATAAGGCAAGTCTCCCAAAAACATGCCGCCGCTCACTGTGCAACCGTTCAAGGACAAGGGCACTAGAACCTCCCTACAGCTACTTCTATGGTTCCTGTGGTACCACTGGGGTAGTCTTCCAGAGCTTTGCCAATGATACAGCCAGGTTCATACTGTGTAGGATCCAGACGTTGTGCATGTCCCACTACATCACTGGCCACCAGGCGATCGCCTTTGGCAACGGGACCTTGGACTAGACAAGGCACACGCCCGGTCAAACTGACCATGGCTGTGTGGTCACTGACCAGACCGTCGTTCATGATATAACTGGGCTGTGTGCTGACTACGCCGGCCACCCTGGGACTATGGCTTGTGGTAGTGGCCGTGACTTCTTGATCGCCTCCAAACTCCAGCACAGTGCCGGGTGCGTAGTCTGCGTCGGCAGTGTATTTTTCTGCCAAGTCAGCGTACTGTGCCGAACTAGCCAGGGCAAACACCTGGTTGAAGCGAGTGGCGGAACTGCCGATGTTGCCCACGCCATTGGCGTTGGTGTTGACGATGTTGCCGCAACTGACGTTGCCTGTGCTAACTGTCAGGCTTGTTCCAGTCAAGGCAGCACCTGTTATGGCACCAGTGGCACTAATCAGGCCGCTTGTTAAAATATTGCCACCTGTGATGTTAGCAGTGGTCGTTACAGTATTAGCAGTAATCACATTGGCACCAGTAATATTACCACTAGCTCCTGTGCCGGCTATGAGATTACCACCAGTGACATTGCCGGTGGCACTGATCAATCCACCAGTTAGGATATTTCCACCTGCAACGTTGCCCGTAGCACTAAAAGTTCCGGTAGTAGCAACAGCATTGGTGGTTTTATTGAATGTTAGACCAGCAGTTCCGCCAAACACTCCGCCGTCGTTAAACTGAACATTGGTGTTTGCTCCGCCGGGGGTGCCACCACCACCGCCCGCCAATAAGTTTGAGCCTACACCAACAGCAGCCGCTGTTAAATCAATATACGCACCTCGGGCGCTGTTGCCTTGGAAGAATCTTAATTGATTTTGATATACGTCAATGGTCACTTGACCAGTTAAGGCAGTGTTGGCGGCAGGTATGCCAAGATTAACTTGGCCGCCTTCATCACCAGATGATTGAGTTGACCATAGTTCTTTTCCAAACATATCTCCTGTGGCACTTACTACCCCAGCTGTGCGAATGTTACCACCTGTAATATTACCAGTGGCTGTGATCAAACCTGCTGTGAGTAGATTGCCACCTGTGACATTGCCCACAGCACTGACTTGTGTGCTGACAGTGACTATGCCAGTGCCATTTGGAGCCAAGGCAATATTGGCATTGGCAGCACTTGTCTGTATGTCCAACTGAGCCGAATCAATAATGGCACCCGACAACAGCAAGTTACCTGCCGTAATGTTGCCAGTGGTCACTGTTAAGCTGGTGCCTGTTATGGCCGCACCCGTAACTGCACCAGTGGCACTTATCAATCCAGCAGTTAACACATTACCACCTGTGATGTTGCCCGTGGCACTCAACACCCCAGTTACAAAGAGTCCAGTATTGGCAAACACAGCCACGTTGCCAGTGCCGCCAACTCCAATTGTGACATTGCCACCCGATGATACCACTGTGACATTACTAGTACCATTGTTGATGTTGGCCACACTGGTGATCACACCAGTAAGCAAGGCACCATTTCCCAAGATATAGTTGCCTGTGACATTGCCCGTGGCACTGACCAGGCCGCCAGTTATTAAATTACCACCGGTGATGTTGCCAGTTGCAGAAATTGCACCACCTGCTGAAGTCACAACCGGAACACCATCTACTGTGAGAGCCGTGGCCGTGGCTGCTAAAACTATGTTGCCCAGATAGATACTGCTGTTACTTAACCAGAGGTCTTTCCAACGGTTGGTGGTATTGCCCAAAGTATAGGTAACATTGGCCGAAGGATTGACATTGCCAGTGAATGTCACTGCGATGTTGCCTACAGAAATTACATTGGCTGTGCCAGCACTGCTTATGGTCACAGCGGCATTGGTATTAACCACCACGTTCGACGTGCCACCCGATATGGAATTGGCCATGTAGTTTTGTGTAAACGTCAAGGCAGTGGTGCCTATGACTATAGGATCATCAGTGATCAGCTTCCACTGTGTGTCTGCATACACAGTGCCTTCGGTGACCATGACGATCATGCCGGCTTCGATCTCACCGTTTTCGTTGCCGTCGCTGGTTCTGGCCCAAGTTCCGTTGCTGCCAGAACCCAAGGTGGTCACAAGGTAAAGTCCGTTTTGGCTACCTGTGTTCTGCCCTGTGACCAGGATGCGGTCATTTACACTGAGATTTATACCGTCTACGCTGTTGGGAGCACCACCAGTCAAGGTGATGTTGGTGGTGGTAACTACTCGCGTACTTTGTTTGTAATCTAAATTGAATATCTGCGCGGCACGCGGTTTGGTTAAGCCCATGGTTCTTCCATTAATATCCAATATTTAGCCAAAAAAAATAGGACTGCTTAGAGTCCTATTTTTGATGCAAAAAGATATCAATACCCAAATCTTGTGCGATAAGCACTCCATTGTGCCTGTATCTGCGTCAAGGTCAGCACACTGTCCCATACTTTGACCAAAGCAGTGTCATAAACACCAACTTCTGAGATTGTGGTGGCACTGGCATATCTGCCAAACAGTCTTAGACCGTTGAACCCACCTGATGTACTACCTGTACCAAAAGTAGTTGTTGGTTGACTGCTTGTAGCCACATAACTGTTTGAAACTGCCGATGCTGGTATGCCATTGTAGGTCACCCATTGGAATGTCCATGAACCCGTTGCAGCTGTGTTGTTGGCTCCAACAAATGCGCCGTTGAAGAAAATATTCTGTACATTGCTAGGACTGCCCCATACGCCCATCAACCAGTCTGGGCTGGCCGAGTTGGCATTTAACAATCTACCTGCAGTTGAGCCGCTTCTGTAGACCATCATGACTGTGTATGGGTTGTTTGTTGCTGAATAGTCTGGACCAAATGTCAAAAAGTCTGAGGTGGCAGTTGACGTTTTCTGGAATATGCCACCGTTAGTGGCAGACCACGACATGCTACCACCAGAGTTCAGTGTTGTTATGGTGTAGTTGCCTGTGCCTGCTATGGTGGTTCCATCAACAGGAATGGCACTATAGTTGGCTGCGTCTAAGTCTAATACCAGCTGAGGCTCCGGCGGCCCACCAATCTCCCATCCTGCGCCTATCGTCCATCCTGGTCCTATTGTTACTGGCATAATGTTCTACTTATCCTATAAAACGACAGGGCCACAAAGACCCTGTCTGCGATCAAGCATGATTGGTGTTACACACGACCAACCACGACCTCAATCACTGCATCGCCTTCACTGTCGGCCAAGGCTTTGCCAATCACTGTGCCTACCTTGGGGTGTGCTTCGGCTCTTGCTGCACCGTTGCCGGCTGAAACCATCATGTCGCCTTTGCGCACTGTACCAGTTACACGAGTTGGCACACGACCCGTAAGTGCCACAGCCGCCACGTGAGTTGATTCAAGTGTGTCATTCATGATAAATGCAGGATTGGTTGATACCACACCTGCTACGCGACTGCATGCGTCGTTGACACAGAGAGTAATCTCTTGATCTCCACCAAACATGACAACCGTGCCTGGCTTGTAGTTGGAGTCAGCAACATATTTTTCTGCCAAGTCAGCGTACTGCGCTGAACTGGCCAAAGCAAACACTTGATTGAAACGTGTTGATGATGTTCCAATGTTACCAACACCATTGGCATTGCTGTTTACAATATTGCCAACAGTGATTGTGCCTGTGCTGACACTGAGATTACCACCAGTAATGTTGCCACTGACACTGTTCTCACCGGTGATAAACACGCCAGTTGTAGCAAATACTGCCACATTAGATGTGCCACCTACTGTGACATTGGCGTTGCCTCCTACAGTTTGGATGTCAATCTGTGTGTTGCCATTTTGAATACGATCACCCAAGATATTGCCGCTGAGTGTGGCATTGCCTGTCACGGTCAAGTTACCTGTGATGGTAACATCTGTAGAGCTTACCACCACAACGTTACTGGTGCCGCCTACGCTGGTTGTGACATTGCCACCTGAACTGACCACGCTTACATTGCTGTTGCCATTGGTAATGGATGTGCTGTTGAGGTTGCCACCCAAGATAGTACCTGACACACTGAGATCGCCCGTGACATTGACCTGTGAGGCTGCGTCGCTGACCGATACCGCGGCATTGCCGCTGGTGTTACTGATACTGGTAACTGTGGTTGTTGTGGTGATCTGGCGCACATCGATCACGTCACCACTAGCAGGAGCTTCGGTGAATGTTAGCACATTACCACCAGCACCACTGACAGCGTAGGCCAAGGTTGGAATCTGAACCACACCGTTGATACTGATAATACAGCTATTGGTTGTTTGTCCACCATTGGTCAAGGTAAACACCACGGTTGATCCATCACCATTGAACTGTTCGTCGGCTATGACTGTGAATACTGGTGCCCCAACCGCAGCCCATTGACTGTTGTCATAGACCTCAATGTTGTTGTTGGTGGTGTTGAAACGGATCATACCT